AATGGCAGAGTGTGTGACCTGGCAGACCGCTCTGGACCGTCGACGGTGTTTGAATGTCCATGCGTTATCTCTAATTCCACAGGCATCGTCATTCGCTATACAAGAACGGAATCAATTACATATGGGCCTCTAGGCAAGCTGCACGTCCTTACCCTGTCTTGGGAGGACGGTGAGACAATTCAGAAAGAGAAGCTCATACCTTATAAGGAAGCCACCGTTGACACCGTTTCGAGTACTTCGTCCGAGGGCTCTCACGAGCCTAGCGATTAGACTGAGCCGATCCGACGTCCACTTGATCATCATTTCGACGGAAACCTCTCTGCGGATATTCTGCAAAAGGCCGCTGCTTGGAGCAACAGATACTTCAGCAAAAAGAAGAGAGACATCTTCCTCGAACCGGTTGAAGACGACATCTTCGGTTTTACCTAGTCGTCCAACTTGATTCTCAAGCGGAACGGTGAATTGGGAGGAATGTCCGGCTATCTGATGTAGCTACAGGAGCGGAGCATCCAAGAGGACCCGAAGAGTAGGGCCCCTGATGGAGTGATTGACCGCTTGTCTCACAAGGGTGTAATCGACGCTTCTTGGACAGACTTCCTCAACTTCACACGTGGATCTGACGAATGCATTCCGCCTCAGGACATTGACCTCGAGCGTCTCAGAGACATCGATGGTATTCGCCGACAGAAGAATCTTAACGGCGAGTCGCTCGACGTTCCGGTGAACGACGTCATGTTCGTAACTGCTAAAGGCTGCAAGTACCGAGGCGTGACACGATCCCATCCTGGACTGATCCTGAACTCAGAGTCTCTCCGGCTCAAGATGTTCAGAGTACTGAAGAACGACAGACGCTTACGCCAAGTCCTCAAGGGAGACAGGGAAGGGGCGATCAAGTCGATGAAGTGGTACGCTGATAGATTCAACGTAAGTGCCGATCTAACGGCTGCCACCGACAGGATCTTCCACGACCTTGCTCTCGCCCTTTGGTCCGGCGTCGACTGCCTTCTCTCTCTCAAGGAGAAGCAGATCCTTCGGTACTCGCTGGGTCCGCAGTGGTTGCGTTATCCGGATGGTGATACGGTGCTTTCGTCATGTGGAATCCTGATGGGTCTCAAACTCTCATGGGTCACTCTTAACCTCATGCATCTGTTCTGGACGGACTCGGCCTTCTCCATGGCCGGTCTCGAACCGTCTCAGTCAGAGGACTGCACGAGGATCTGCGGTGACGACTTACTCGGAAACTGGCCTGCCTC